CCAACTTTGGCAAGTAATTTAATCACAATTATGCCGAACGTTAAGTTCAAGTCAGTAATGAAAAGACTTGCAACTGACAAACTTTTATCAAACGCATCTTGCGACTTTAACCCAGCAGGAACAATTACCTTAACAGAAAGAGTAATTCAACCTAAAGAGTTACAAGTTAACCGCCAATTGTGTAAAACAACTTTCAGAAATGATTGGGACGCAATCGAAATGGGTTATTCAGCATTTGACGTTATGCCAAAATCATTTACTGATTTCTTATTAGCACAATATGCTGAAAAGGTAGCTTCAGAAAACGAAGTAAACATCTGGAGAGGTGTTGCATCTAATAACGGAGAGTTTGACGGATTCACTACTTTATTAGCTTTAGACCCTGCACTTCCAACAGCGCAAGAACTTGCATTAGTAGGTGGTGGTTTGTTATCAACTAACGTAATTGCAGAAATCGGAAAAGTTTTAGACGCTACTCCATTAGCAGTTTCAGCACGTGAAGATTTCCATATTTACGTATCTACAAACGTATTTAGATTGTACGTTCGTGCATTAGGTGGTTTCGCTACTAATTTAGGAGCAAATGGTATTGACGGTAAAGGTTCAATGTGGTTTAACGGAGGTGCTATCCTACCTTTCGAGGGTGTTAAATTAGCACACGCACCGGGTTTACCTGCATCTACAATGATTGCAACAACTAAAGAAAATTTAGTATTCGGTACTGGTTTAATGAATGATGCGCAAGAGGTAAAACTTTTGGATATGGCAGATGTTGACGGTTCACAAAACGTTAGAATCGTTATGAGAATGACGGCAGGTGTTCAATATGGTGTCGTTGAAGACATCGTGACTTACAATGTTACTAACTCTGTAAACTAAGAACTTATGAGTTGCGACTTAGCCAACGGAAGATTAGAAGTTTGTAAAGATTCAATTGCAGGATTAGACGCAGCATATTTCATCAACTTTGGGGATTTCAACCCCGAGGTTGATGTTACTTATGACAACACAAATACTGATTTAATCACAGCAATTGCAAACGTTACAGCTTGCTTCAAATTTGAGTTAAAAGGAACAAATAGCTATCAAGAAACTATCACAACAGATAGAAACAACGGTACTACTTTCTTTCAGCAAGAACTTACTATCACGCTTAAAAAACAAGATGCGACAAGCCAAAAAATAGTAAAATTACTATCTTACGGAAGACCGCAAATTATTATTAGAGGGCGTGACAATACTTACAGAATCGCAGGACTTAAAAGAGGAATGGATTTAACTGCAGGTACTATCGGAATGGGTACAGAACCAGGGGATTTAAACGGTTATACTTTGACATTTACGGGAATGGAAGCATTACCTGCGAATTTCATAAATTGCACAACGGAAGCAGGTTTATTAACTGACTTAACGGCTTTAGCTTCTTTCACAACATCTTAGAATTTTGTTTGATTGTCTCCATAGAAAGGGGTTGCAGAAATGTAACCCTTTTTTTATGCAACAGTTTTCTACTTTAATAGTTTTATAAATATGAATGTTTTACAAGTAAGTGCAACAGCCCAAATATTGAAATGTGCGCCACGTAGCACAACGATAACAAGTATTGTAGTAATCGACCAAGAAGCAGGAACAAGCGCAACTATTAACGCACCCACGATAATTGATTATGGTTATTATATCGGAGTACAAGCGGTGTATTCTTTAAAAGCAGGACGTTTTTATATCGTGCAATTGTACAACCTTACTAACTTTTTAGGTAGTGAGCAGGTTTGGTGTTACAAGGCAGGGTTGCAAACTGACGAACATTCAAGTAATAATGATTTTGTAATGCTATGAATATAGACGTAATAAATTTGGCTCAATACGAAGCCCCACAGATAATAGAATCGAAGCAAAAAGGGTACGTAACGTTTGGCGAAAACAATAGTTACTTTCAATTTCTTATTGACCGTTATAGAAAAAGCGCAACGAATCAATCCATTATAAACAACGTTACAAGGTTGATGTATGGTAAAGGATTAGGAGTAATTGATGCGAGTAGAAAACCTGCTGAATACGCTCAAGTGATGGCACTTTTTAATAAGGATTGTTTAAGAAAACTTTGCTTTGATTTAAAGACATTAGGTCAATGTGCGATTCAAGTACACTACAACGACAAACACGATAAAATTTTAAAGGCGTTTCATATTGATATGAACCTTTTAGCACCTGAAAAATGCGACGATGAAGGGAAAATTAACAATTGGTATTATTCAAACAATTGGAGCGATATCAAAAAATTCCCACCTAAGAAATTTGCTAATTTCAAAAGTTCAAAAGATAAAGTTGAAATCTTAGTTATTCGACCTTATGCAATCGGAATGAAGTATTTTGCTTTACCTGATTACATAGCAGGAACGTCTTATGCATTACTTGAAGAAGAAGTGAGCGATTACCTTATTAACGAGGTGCAAAATGGTTTTAGTGGCACGAAAGTAGTAAATTTCAACAACGGACAACCTGACATTGAAACGCAAAATTTATTACAATCACAAATTAAAAATAAGCTAACGGGAAGTAAAGGACAAAGAGTAATCGTTGGGTTCAACAACAACAAAGAAACAGCCACAACAGTTGATGATATTCCTTTGAACGATGCACCAGAACACTATCAATATCTTTCAACTGAATGCGAGCGTAAAATAATGGTTTCGCACTCCATTACAAGCGGTTTGCTTTTAGGATTAGGAAGCGCAAACGGTTTCGGAAGCAATGCAGATGAATTAAAGAATGCGTTTGTATTATTCGACAATATGGTTATTAGACCGTTACAGCAACTTTTGATTGATGGATTAGAACAAATAACATCTTTCAACGGAAATACGGCTAAATTGTTTTTTAAAACGTTACAACCTTTGGAGTTTACGGATTTAGAAAACGTACAATCAAGCGAAGATAAGCAAGAAGAAACGGGAACGGAATTAAGTAAAGTTAACACGGAATTAGAAGAAATTTTAGCCCGTGTAGATAGTGAACAATTAGGAGACGGTTGGGTAATGGTTGACGAAAGAGAAATTGAAGAAGACGATAGCGATTTGGATTTAGAATTGATTGAAGCGGAAAAGAAACTAGAGCCTAAAACAACGATTTTAAGCGCACTTATCAACCTTATTCAAACGGGTAATGCAAGACCTGACTTAAAGAGTTCACAAGATAAAAAAGTGGGGGATTTAAAGTATTTCAAAGTGCGTTATAAATACACGGGAAATAAAAACCCTGAAAGAGCATTTTGTAAAGCAATGATGGCACGTGAAGAACGTTTATTTAGAAAAGAAGATATTGAAGAAATGAGCAGACGTTCTGTTAATCCAGGTTTTGGAGAGTTTGGAGCAAACGTTTACGATATTTTTAAATTTAAAGGCGGTGCAAGATGCCACCACAAATTTGCAAGGGTAACGTTTATGTTAGATTTAAACTCTATTGAAGATGGTTATAAGAAAGTTGGAACACGTGAAGCGGAAGTAAAAGGTTATAAAGTTACAAACCCTTACCAAGTTTCTTTTTATCCTAATAACCTACCTTTAAAAGGTTTTAGCCCAAGAAATAAAAACCTACCAAAAGACGTAAAATAATGGCAGAAGCACTAATTATAACAAGGGACGATGTGGTAAAGTTCACGTCTTTAAACGGAAACGTTGATCCCGACAAATTTATTCAATATATTAAAATAGCCCAAGATATTCACGTACAAAAGTATTTAGGAACGGATTTATTAGAAAAGATAAAAGCGGATATTATAGCGAACACTTTAGGCGGTAACTATTTGACTTTAGTAAACACGTACATTAAACCGATGCTTATTCATTGGGCTATGGTGGAGTATTTACCGTTTTCAGCTTATACGATAGGGAACAAAGGTGTTTATAAGCACAATGCAGAACAAAGCGAAAATATAGACCGTTTAGAATTATCTTTGCTTATTGACAAACAAACGCAAACGGCAAACCATTACAGCAGTAGATTTGTGGATTATATGTGTTTTAATCAAGCGTTGTTTCCTGAATATAATAGCAATAGTAACGGTGATATTTATCCAAGTTCAGATACTAACTTTACTAATTGGGTTTTATGAAAAAGCGGTCAAAAAAGAACATTGAAAAATTAATGGTTTTCCTTCAACAAATCGAACAAGAAAAACCAAAGGAAAAGAAATGAGTTATTTTAAGATACTTGACACACTTAGAGCGCAGTTACAAGCGACTAACCTAATTTCTACAATTACGGACGGGCAAATTAGCGACATTGATTTAGCGAAACAAACGATTTTTCCTTTAGCGCATATCATTATAAATTCAGCAAGTATTGAAGGTAAAATGCAACGCTTCAATATCACTGTTTTAGCAATGGATATTTTAGATAGCAAGGAAAAATATGACCTTGAACCGTCTATAATGAATGCAATGTTGCAAGCACTTAATAGAGTTCACGACATAATGAAACGTGGGGACTTGAATCCTGACTATATTATGATGGACGGCGATGCAACCTTAGAACCGTTTACGGATAGGTTTGAGAATAAATTAGCAGGTTGGGCTATGACATTCGATGTTATTATGGTTTCTGATATGACTATTTGCGATACTGGTTTCACAAGTGGTTGTCCAAATGTAACGGTAACAGATGGCGCAAGTTCGGTGCAAGTTTTAGCGGGTGGAACTTATACTTGTTCTGGTGGTAGCGTTGTAGTAAGCAACTCAAACGATAGCTATTTAGTAACGACAAGCGCAAATTTAGAACTACCTAATACAACGGTAAATGTTTACGTTGACGGCATATTAAACCAAACGGGAACGATTGTAACCTTAGACCCTAATCAAGTAATAAATATAACGGTATGAGTTTAGATATAAATTTAACAAATGTCGAAAGCACGACAAATAAGAAAACAAATTTAACTGATAATTCAGATACGTTTTACCCTACACAAAAGGCGGTTAAAACAGCAGTTGATGCAAAGTTTAACACGCCAACGGGGACAACAGCGCAATACCTTAGAGGTGATGGAACGGTTGCAACGTTTCCAACGATTCCAGACCCTGCTGATTTTGTGGAAAAATCCGATTTCACTTCGCATTCAATATTAGCCAAGCAAAGTGGAGCAAGCGACCCTGTTGCAGTTTCAATTGGAAACAATGAAATTTTAGGAAGAAAAAGCGGTGGTGGTTCTAATATTGAAGGGCTATCGGTTAGCGAAGTAAAAAGTTTACTTAATTATACAGCTTCGGACGTTGGCGCACCTAGTGGAAGTGGAACAAGTAGCGGAACAAACACGGGTGATGAAACGCAAAGTACAATACTTTCAAAATTAGGTTTTTGGCAATACAATAGAGTTTCGGAATCAAGTGCTATAACTAACACAACATCTGAATCAATTATTGAAAATATTACTATACCAGCTAACACTTATTTAAGTGGTGGAATACTCAGACTTTACAATATAAAATTTAGAAAAGTTGGAACAGTTGCTGGAACAGTTTTAAAAATTTACATAGGCCCTAATGCCAACAACTTATCAGGAGCATCACAGATTGCTGTGCTTAACATAACCCCATCTACATTGACAACTGAAATGTTGAGAACATTTACTTGCTTTACAAATGCAATTGTTGGATTCAACGCTGGTTCATCAGCTGTTTCAGATGTAACCAATAATACATTGGCAAGGACACAAACAACTGTGGATTGGACAATTACGCAAAATATAATAATCACTACCCAAACTGGTGTTCTTTCGGCAGATAGTATTACTTTAATTGGAGCAAGTGCAAAAAATTTCTAACTATGTACACAATAATTGAAAAGTCAACTAGCAAAGTGTTATTCGCTAAATTTGATAATGAAGTTTTAGAAGGTCAAATAGCAATCAATAAAGTTTGCACAATTGAAAGTGAAAGCGATATTTATTATAATTTTGAAACTGAACAATTTTACACAAAATGATAAAGGACGGGCTTGAACTACTTAACAAATACGGAGCAAAGAATTTATTTTTTGTTGTTGCAATCGTTTACTTATATTTTTCAATTCAGAAAGCCGAAAAAAAGATTGAAGTAATTGAAGCTAAACTTTATGACTGTTATGAAGATAGAGTAATGATTCAACGAAGCGCAAATAATACTTTTCAAATACCAAAACGACTAATAGCAATTTTACCAAATGAAAAAAATAATATACGACACACTCGCACCAAAAGGAACGTTTGAGCAGAAGCGAGTAGCATCGTTTACAGCGTTTTGGGTTGCCGTTGGGCTTGCTGTTTATGGATTTCATTATGACATCGTTTTGATATTTATTGGTTATTCAGCAACAGCAATCGGTTTAAATGTGTGGAATAAAAAGATTGATAAGGAATAATTAGTAAATTCGTACTTTCATATTCGTTTTTTTAAAGGTTAGGAAGCCGTTTGTTAATTCAGACGGCTTTTTTTATGCTTGATTTTCAGATAGTTAAAAAATAATTACAAAATAATTAGGAAAAAGTTTTACCGAATGGAAAATAAGTATTAGATTTGTTGAAACAAAAACGAAAAACAATGGAAGCAATTACAAGATTTGAAGTAGGAAATGTTTACGAAATGACATTTATTGGTGATAGCGATTTACGCCCTCAATACATTTGTGTTAAAAGAACTGATAAAAGTGTAAGTTTTGAGCGTTTTCAAAGAGCAAACGATAAAATAACTAAACGTGTTAAAGTTTGGGATAATGCTGAATTCATCATTGATGGTAATTATTCAATGGCTCCTAGAATTAAAGCAACTAGAATAGTAAGATAATCAAATCAGGGGGTGCGCATCTGTAACGCACGAAAAATTAAACGAAATGAAAATAACCCACCAACAAGCACGAAAAGAAGTAACCTTGTTCTACATTCAACAAGGACACGGAAGCCTCTTAGAAGCGTGCGAAACGGCACAAATAAGCTATTCTTCAATCTACAAGCAATTGAACGGAATAAACGCTTTAAAATTGTATTCGATTAAGGAATTGATTGAAAAGCTGAATGAAAAATACACAGCTAAGGAGATTGACGGTAACTTAATAATTGTAAGGAGATGATAAACGAAACAATCCAAGAGAAACTTGCACGCCTTAATCTAGTCGAACGGAATTCACTATACAAGCAATGCGACATTTGTAAAGGCGATGCGACAATAGTAGTTAATTCTACATTTAACGAAAATCCTATTTACGATGAAACGGAAAACTGCCCTAATTGCTCGACTGGTAAAGTTGGTAACAAAGAAGTAATTGAAGATAGAATGTTTGAATACGAATGTTTAATTGTTGATATAAATACAAGAATTAAACGATTACACGAATTAGCGAATGAAGTTGAAGAACACAGATATTGGTTGAGAAAGAGGCTATGAAAACAATCACAATAAACCTAACTTGCGAAGATTCTCACTACCTTACTTTGGTACTTGAAAAAGCATCACAGCAAATAAAACAAGGTGGAGATAAGGGTAGTTTCACTTCGCAAGGAATTGCGGTTAATTACACCGTTGAAAGTATTGATTGCGCTAAACCAGAAAGAGAAGTAAGAAAAGAAATGATTAACGGAGTTATTCACGAAATAGTAAAAAGTAAGATATGAAAGCAAAAGAAAAAGCTAAAGAATTTTTTGATAAATATTATATTGTTTGTCAAGAATATACAGAAGAAATACAATGCAGTATACAAGCCAAAGAATGTGCTTTAATTGCAGTTGATGAGGTAATAATTAGAACAAGAAGTGTAGATACTATGCCTTATAATTGTCAAAAAATAGATGAAAACACAAAAGAATATTGGCGAGAAGTTAAACAAGAAATCCAAGCTTTATGAAAACACACCTACTAAAAACCGAAACCAACGGCAAAGCTAACTATAAGATAGTAGAGCAAAGCCACGATTTACCAAAAGACACTAAGTATTTTATAAAGTACCGTCCTTGCATCTACAAAGGGGTTAAATGTGCGATAATTACAGAACATTTAAACTATTATGTGATATTGTTTGATGGAAATGAGATTAAGGTAACGAGTAACGAAATAACCACTCATCACTAACATTAACCACTCATCACAATAGCGGTCAAGCGAATGAAGATAGTAAGTAGATTTGAATATGAAATTGAAAATGATAGATGGAAAATTAGCAGAAGAAATAACTTTTAAAGGTGGTTTAAAAGGATGGTATTTTTCAAGCAAAGCGCATAAAGTAATTTTCTTTTGTCAATTCAATGGTTTTGACTATTTAAGACAAGAAATTTTTGACAAGTATTATTACAGTGAATTAAAATCAAATTATTAAACAAGGTACCTGAGAGATACCAACCCCTCCGAGTAGAATCGGCAACTATTCCGAGGGGTTTTTAAAACGTAACTAATAAATAACCCCCGAAGCCTGATTTATCACGAATTGAGGGGGTTTAACAAGTAACTAATAAAACAAATAATATGAACACTTACACAATCACAATTGGCTCATTAGCCTTAATCGGAACGGGATTCTCGATTCTGTTAACACTAAAGTACATCACTTTGAAAACGTACTACAAGCGCAAGTGCCAAAGACACGATGAGCTAAACGAGCAACTCGCAACAGCGAACGATATGCTTAGAGATTTGTTTGCGGAAGACAAACGCAAGAATGCTAAATTATTAGCTAAAAATCAAGAAATTCAACAACTTAAAGAACAAGCGAAATGACAGCAGTAGAATGGTTATTTGAGCAATTAGATATTTCACAAGGGTATGAAAGTGCTATTGAAATATTAGAACAAGCAAAAGAAATGGAGAAGGAGCAGATAATTGAAGCCTTTAACGAGGGAAATAGAACGGTTATCACAACAGCAACAGAACACTACGAACGAACTTTTAAACCCGAATAAAATGAGTAACGAAAGACACCTAAAAGAAACTATCCAGCGACAAGCGGATAAAATCAAAGAATTAGAAGCTGATTGGCTTGACGAATTTACAAAGGGAATTTTGAAGACGAAAGAGATTGAAAAGCTAAACAAAATCCTTTACTACTTCGATACAAAGCTTAAAAACAATGCTGAATATCAACAATTGAAATCGGATTTAATCGGCGGAAAAGAAGAACAAATTAACTTTGAATGCTTGGCAGTTGATTCAGATTGTACAATACAATGTAACGAATGTAAAATTTATACTAAATGAAACCAAACTACTTAAAAATTAGCGTACTCCTACTGGGTGCGCTTTACATCGTGGGAATGTTGTATTTATTATACGGTTGTTCAGCCAACTACCACTTTACTAAATTTATAAACAAAGGCGGTAAAATAGACACAACGGAACGAATTGTAACGGTCGAAAAGACCATCAAAGTAAACGGCAAAGATTCAATTATATTCGTTCAGATGCCTTTAAATTGCCCTGATGTACAAATACCACCGACACGTCAAGAAATACGCTATAAGTACAAGTTAAAGCGAGATTCAATTGAAACTGTAAGGTATGTAACTAAGTGGAAAACTAAACTTGTTAAGATTGAAAAGAAAGCGGAAAAAGTAAACGTTTGGAATTGGTTTTTTGGTGGTTTATGTTTAGGGATTTGGATAGCAGTTTTTGTGGTATATTTAATTAAGAGAAAATGAGATTGATTAAAGAAATAATACAAGAAGCTGAAAGCACTAAAGACTTGCAAGTTTTAATAAATCTTTGGAACGAAATTGCAAAGAATAAAAAAAAATATTCATTAAATGAGATTAGATTTGCTAACTTAAAAATTAGAGAATTAGCTTTAAAATCAAATCACAAAAACGATATTGATAAAGGTTTATTTTACAATTTCTTAAAAAATCAAATTCATAAATGAACCTCCGAAACCTACTATACGAATTATTAATTGCACTAATTTTGTGCTATGTTTTATATTTAATACTTACAAAATGAAACCAACAATTGACCAAGTAATTAAAGCAATGGAAAAAATAGGAGCGGTTGTATTCCGTGAGCCATTTTCGATTAATCTTTTCGGAGTGCGAACAAATGAAAACACAGCGGACACGTTTAACGATTGGGGCGGTGCTTTCTATTGGGATAAGAACGGATTTAGACACGATCTAATTATTCCAATTACAACAGACGCTGGAGTTTTTTACAGATTGAAACCGATGAATAAGTTAGGAACTGCTATCCTTGTTCACGATAAACAGTATAGAGGCTGTTACCAACTTATGGATAAAGGGCATAATGGCACCAAAGCATTTAGGCAAATTAAACCGATGCTATATTGGAGAGATAACGATAAAGATGCACAACTTGAAAGCGGTGGTAAAATTTACGAAGAGATAGCTTTTACTAACTTTCATTATATGGGTAAAGGTAATAAGGTTGGTAATTGGTCAGCAGGTTGTCAAGGTGCAACAGTTACTTATATGAATGATTTATTTAAGTTTGTTGAGGTACAAAAAGGACGTGTTTATTCTTATACACTATTACACGAAACTACACTATAAATTCGGAGTTGAACGCCTGAATTTTGAGCCACTTTAATCGGTGGCTTTTTTATTTTAAATTATTTTTAATAAAAAGTACCAATAATTAAATAATAGTACTTATATTTGTGGACACTTTTAAAACTAAACACAATGAGCGGAACATTTATTTACTTACTGATTCTTTATTCAATAGTAGCAACTATTAAAATTTTAACACTTAAAACCAAATGAAAAACGAAAGAAATGCAGGACGAAAGCCAGTACCTAATGGAGTACTAGTTAAAACAACAGTACCAAAAACTAAGGTAAAAAAACTTAAAAATTATTCAAAAGAACTTATTAAAGAATACAACGATGAAAACGGATCCACGACTTGAATTTTTAAAAGACCCAATTGTTATATTTTGCATCGTAGCACTATTGACACTAACGGCAATCTACTTGTATTTAGAACACCCCGAAAAATTACCACTATGACACCTAAAGAGAAAGCAAAAGAATTAACGCTTAAATTTATGAAAATTGATTCAGATTCAGAACAATTTGTTGAGTTTAAAATCAAATTGTTTTATGCTCAAAGATGCGCATTGATTGCAGTTAATGAGATAATACAACAATGGGAAGTTGTCGACACTTATATTGCTGATTTTGAAGGACAATTGAATCAAAGTCTTAAATATTGGCAAGAAGTTAAACAAGAAATACAAGCATTATGACGCAAGAACAAAAATTATTAGCAGTAGTTGGTTTGTTGCCAGTACTCGCTGATTTACTTGAAGATATAGAACTATTCAGAAACTCAAAGAAGTACGCTAATTTGTTCTTAAATGAAGTTAGAAGAGTTGATAATATCATAATTGCAGACGCTGAACTTGAAGCGCAAAGCCAACAAGTGAACATACAACGAGCGTTTTTACAATGGTTGAAAACTGAATTTGTAGCGGAAAAATAAGTAATCAATAAAAACAAATATATGTACACAACAAAAGGAACGCTCAAAGTAGCAAACCAAACACAAGTAGTAAGCGAGAAATTCTCAAAGAGGGAATTCGTAATCGAAACAACGGATCAATATCCTCAACAAGTAATGTTTCAGTTGACGCAAGACAAATGTAATCTATTGGACGCTTTTAAAGTAGGAAACCAATTAGAAGTTAGCTTCAATTTGCGAGGGCGTGAATGGACATCACCAGCTGGAGAAGTAAAGTATTTCAATACACTTGAAGCGTGGCGACTTGAACGATTAGATGGTAACGGAGAAAGTATTCAGGACAAAGCACCAACGACACCTGCACACGAGGAAGAGTCGGATTTACCTTGGTAGCCACTTATCATTGATTTAAACCGTTCATCACATAACCAAGCGGTGAACGGTTCTTAAAAAGTAAATTAGCAAAAAAAAACAAATATGGAAAAGAAAAAAGAAGCAGAAACAGTAATAGTTGAAAAAATGCCAACTATTTACGAAGCTATTCTTAATGTTATGAAAGACGTTAAGAATATTGAAAAGTCAATGACCGTAGGAACTGGTAATAGTTCTTACAAAGGAGTTAGTGATAAAGACGTAAAGTACATTGTAGGTAAAGCAATGGAAAAACACAACCTTGTTATTTTACCTATTGACATTGAACCAAAGTTACAAGTTGAACGTTGGGAAGAGGAAGTTTATGATAACTACCAAAAGAAAAATGTAGTAAAACAAAAACAATTAGTGTTTACGGAAGTCATAACTACTTATAAAATAATTCATACATTAAGCCGTGAAAGCGTTGAAATTAAAGGTTATGGTCACGGAGTTGATAGTCAAGATAAATCAGCAGGAAAAGCAACGACATACGCTTTAAAATACGCTTTACTTTATTCTTTTCTTATTCCTACTGGAGATATTGACGACACAGATAAAACACACAGCATAGAAGTTGCAACACCTATTAAGGTAGCTAAAACTGAATGCGATGATAAAACCTTTGAAACTATTAAACAAGCAATAATTGAAGGTAAACGTACAATCGAACAAGCGAAAGAGAAATTTATCTTTACTGGAACACAATCAATTGAACTTTTAAACCTTAAAAAATGAATTTAGCAGATATCGAAGCGTTCTGGAACAATCGAGGACACTTTAACATTGAATTATATTTGAATTATTTACGAGCAAAAAACAAGTTATGACACGAGCTGAAGCATTAAAAAAAACACGTGAAAGGTTCACGAATTTACTAGACGGAAAGGTTTTACCTTACGTTGGAATTACCGAAATTATCCTATATTACGAAACGTTGGTTGCTAAAAATGTTGCGCCAACAGTTAGCCAAAGTTCTGGAATATTAGATAACTTTCGAGAAGCACAATTTAAAGAATACGAACAAGAAAACGAATACGGATTTTAAACCTTAAAAACAAATAAATATGGAACACTTAGAACAAATCGACATCGATTTACAAGCAAAAGAACACGATTACCAAAACGCACAGCCGAACGTAATTGAGAAAACAACACAAGGAATTAACGCAATAGTTGAAGCAGTTGAAAATGGAGTTGTAAACCCCTTAGA